CGGGCATCATGCGAGCACCGGATCGCCAAAGCGGCGTAAGAGCCCAGCCACGCCCGGCGCAAAGTCGGTGGCCGGGTCACGGGCGGGCGACAGCGCGAGCGTCGCCGGGTCATCGCCGCGGAAGCGCGACAACTCGCCGAGCTGCAGCAGCACCGCCGCACGCAAGTCGGCCGGCGCGTCCAGGTCGTCGATCCACTGGACGACCAGCGCGGCCCCGGCCGGCGACCGCGCGACGTAGCGCAGGATGGCCGCCTCGGCCGCGTCGAGCTTCTCCTGGATGTCGGCGTCGTCGGGATGGCCCGGCGCCGTCGCGATCCGCAGATGCGTTTTGGCCTGGGCGAGCGTGACGAACTGCGCCGCCATCAGCCCTTCCCCTGCTTGACCTGCAGCACCCAGCCACTCCCGCCGCCTGGCCGCATGTTGGTCGTCGCCGTGCACGACCAGAGCGAGCCCGCATGGGTCACCTGGTCGCCCGCGGTGTACGTGCGCGCGGTGTCGTAGACGCCGCAGTACCGCGGCAGCGTCAGCCGCACCGTGCCCCACGGGATGACCGTGTCGCCCGCCTTCACCCCGAACGTCAGCACGCGCTCGTCCTCGCCGTCCTGCGCCACCGTGAGCGCGTCGGCGGTCACGCCGGGGTTTCCATCGTGACCGTCGGCCCCCGCCGGTCCTGGCGGCCCTGGGACGGCTGGACGGGCCTCCAGCGCAGCGATCCGCTCAAGCACGGGTGACAGCGCCGCCTTCATCGCCAACAAGACCGTATCGGCGAGCCGTTCGGACAGGTCAGCCATACAGCAATCCCGCGGTCAGCCGTTTCGTAAACGCGCCCAGGTCAACGTCGTCCTCGTCGTCCTCCGGGCTGTCGGCCGGGGCCGGTGGGGCCGGCTTCGCGAACGGCGCATCGGCGTCGCGTTCGGCCAGCGCCCGCAGCGAGAACATCTGCTGCTGCATGTAGGGCGTATCGCCGCCCGGCACCGCGCCCACGCCGAAATACTTCTGGCGCGCTTCGTCCGGGGACAGCACCCCGCCCGCGACGCCCTGCTGCGCCGCGTCGGTGCGCGCTTTGGCGTCCATCCAAATCAGGTCGTCGATGTCCAGTTCGGTCCCGAGCGTGCGATCGGGGACCGTCGTCAAGCCGAGTCCTTCGTCGAGCGAGTTCTCCAGCGCGACGATCAGCGCCTGGAGACATTGCGAGAAATACTGCTGGGTCAACGGTTCGTTGTTCGCGTACGGCACCGGCTGGCTGTTCACCAGCGAGACCGGGACGTGGTAGCACGCACACACGGTCTCGACGGTCCACTTGAGTTGCTCGACGAGTTGCGCATCGACCGCGTTGACGGACATCGCCTCGTACTTCAGCCCATCGCCGAGCACCGCGACCTTACCGACATTCGCGCCGCTGTACGCCGAATCCCAATAGGCTTTCAGCCGCTGCGCGGTCTCGTCGGTGATGCTGCCCGGCGCCGTGAGCACGCCGCCGGGATTGCTGCCGCTCGCGAAGAACGTCGACGAGTTGTCTTGGATGTTCAAGCCCTGCAACGCGGCCAACCCACACGCGTAAATCGGGCTCACCCCGCACAAGGGGTGAAACAACGGCACCATGAGGTCGTGGATGATTTCGCTGGCCGGCACCGCCACCGCCGTGCCCTCCGGCGTGATCCCGGCCAGCTCGCTCGCCCCGAGTTGGTAATAGACCGCGCCGTCAGGGGCGACGAGCGGCTTCACCGACTGCGGGTCGAGCACATACAGCGCGACGACGACGCCGCGGTTATCCCGCTGCTTGAGCACGTAGGCATTGCCGTGCGTCAGCTTCGACACGAGCCACTGTTCGAGGAACTTGTTGATGATCTGGTAGCGGTTCGGTTTGCGGAGGACCGGCGAAAACGCGGGGCTGGCGGTCTCCCGCCAGATCCCCGCCGCATCCTGCTCGACGAGCCGCAAGCGCAACTTCCCGATGTCACTCGCGATCAACGTCGTGCAGGCAAACACGGCCGGCGAGCCGAGTACCGATGGCACCGACACGTCGGCGTTGTGCTGCCAGGCGCCGGTATAGGGCTCGCGCACGACCGGCCACCAGCCGCCGCGCGCACTGACGGCAGTCGCGCCCGCAGGCACCGCCCGCGATCGCGACCGCGTCAGCTCGAACCCGAACAGCTTCACGCGTTACTCGTCCTTCTTGCCGCGCGAGCTGCTCACGGTCGCCGTGAACGTCTCCCCGGTCGGCGACGGCCAGGCCGTGGCGGTGAGGTACTTCACCGAATTGACGCCGATGCGTTTCCAGTTAATGAACCGCTCGGCCCGAAGGCCCACGTTATTAGTTTGCCAGAGTGACACGTAGACGGTCGTCGCATCAGCGGGCGAGGCCGGCGCCGAGTCCATCTGCAGCGACGCCTCGCGCGACGCGTCGATGGTCACGCCGCCGTCGTCGGCCATCAGGACGTAGGCGGGCTGCAGCGCGATGACGTTGGTGGTGAGCGTGTTGCTGGTGATGAACGTGAGGCCGCGATACGACCCGCCGGTGATGCCGATGCCGGGGAACTGCGGCGAGCCGTCGAGGTTTGACCGGAAGGACAAGGCCAACGCGTTGGCCGGCGACAGCAGGAACACCAGGCCATCGACCGGGATGTTGTTACTCGAAAAGTGGCCGATGAGCCCCATGATGTCGGCGAGCGGATTCGTCGTGGCCGCGGCCGTCGCCGCGCCGTTGGTGATCGAGGCCGGGTTGACGCCCGCCACCGCCGCCACCGCCGGGTTCACAAACTGCCCGTCGAGAAATTGCGCGATGCCGGCAATCATGTCGTTGCGCGCCAGTTGCTCCGCCGACGGATTCGACAGCCGCACGAGTTCCTCGGTCAGCACGATGATCCCGGCGACCTTGGTGATGTCGAGCGTCTCGCTGCTGAACGCGAGCGACGTGACCGGCTTGGGCTTGCTCTCGCCGACCCACCCGTAGGTCCCGCCCGCGGTTTGACTCGGTACCTTGCAGTTGAACGGCACCTGGCGCAGCCCGGGAATGCGGCCGATGATGGTCGCCGGCCGGAGCAGCTCGAGAAAGTCATCCGCGATCACGCGGTTGACCAGCGGCGCCGCCCAGGTCGCGTCCGTGGTGGTCCCCGGCGCGACCGCGGCTTTGAGCGCCAGCGCGACTTCGGGGGTGCTGTCGTTCCACCGCTGCGCGTATTGCGCGGCCTCGAACTTGTTCCCGTGGCACACCATCTGCGCGCAGGCCAGGCGCACAAACGCCGTGCCCTTCGGCACGTTCGCCTTGACCTGCACGACCGGCGTGCGCGGGTTCGGCGTGGTCGGCACCGGCTTGGCACTGTCGGCGTTGAGCGCGTCGAGTTCCCGCAAGCGCGTGATGTGGGCGTCGATGGCCTTCACCCGCTGCGCGGATTCGTCGTACGCCTTGGTCTGCTCCGGCGTGAGCGTCACGTGCTCGTCGCCGGCACTGGTCATCAGGTCGGTCATGCTGGCAATGGCCGCGGCGCGGCTGGTCTCGTGCGCGGTGATTTGTTCGGAATAGGTTTGCATCGGGAATCTCAAGAGAGAGCCCGAAGCGCCGGGCGGGTCCAAGTCGCGGCCGAGCGCGGCCGATTTGATGTTCGTAATCGTGGCTTGCATGTTCGCGGGAATCGTCACCGCGGAGAGTTCCACCCACTGCCACCGCTTGATATGAAAGCCGCGCTTCAGCGGGACCATGTCGAGCGGCTGGAACCCGATCGAGAGCCCGCGCACCAGCCGCGACTTGACGGTCTGCCAGGCATAGTCGAGCCGATCGCGCAGCGCGCCGGGTTCGTCGACATGGCCGAATCGGGCCTTGATGCGAATGCCGGTGGGCGTCACCTGGGCGTCGTAGACTTCGCCGATCGGGTCGGACTGCCCGTGCTGCCAGAGCAGGGGAATCGGCAGCGTAAACTCCGCGCCGTCGCACTCGACGATGTCGCCGCCGCGGTCGGCGCAGGGCGTCGTGGCGATGCCTTCGATTTCGCGAAGGTCGCCGTTGAACGACTTGACTTCGAGCGTCGCGTACGCGCGGGCGAGCATGCGTGCCGCGTAGGATGCAGCACACCCCGACCGTTCCGCGAAATTAGATATCTAAAAACTTCCGGCCGGTGAGCCGGCGCCGGATGTGTTCGGGCACGGTGCGCCGCAAGGCCGCCGCCTCCCGCAACAGCGCGGCGTACTCTTTCGACGGCACCTTGACGCAGATCCCCACGGACGGATCCGCTGCATTGAGCGGCTTCCGGCCGCGCGGTTTTCTCACGGCGACGCCCCCAGGACGAGCATCTGATATGCCGGCCGCACCGTCACCCGGTTCCGGTCCATGCGGTCGACGGCCATGACCAGCGCGGCGACCAGGTCGATCCG